CTTGCTATTAACCTCTCAATCCTACTAATTCCCGAAATGGCTAGCCGTATCTGTGGTCGCAAGCGCCTTGTGTCTAATACTATCAAGAGATCCTCCCGTGCTGTTAATAGGCCAGGGAGATCCAAGCAACAGAGAAAGGGTAAGGTCTGCAGATTAAACAGGAAGGGTAGAAAGGTGTCTAATAGGTATAGCAAGAAAAAGACGATCTCTATTACGAACCTTGCAAAGGAAGAAAACATCAGGTGGACGAGGCCCCTCTGTGGTTATACTCAAACTAAGAAGTCGAGTATACCTAGGAGTAGGAGGTATGAAGCTAGGAGAGAGACCATTTATCAGTATCATTCTTATAAGAACAATAAAGAAATTTATCCCTCTGATATTAGTAAGAAAGCTGAGAGGATAAGGAAGATTAAATTGTATGGATCGTGTTTTAATGACAGTTTTTCTGGTATAGGTGCGGAGGCAAAGCATAGCTTCTGTCATTTAAGGGAAGAGCAGCAATTGCTTGTTAAGCAAAATTGGTTAGGAGTTTACGTTAGAGCATATGAATGGGACGACACTAGGAATCACATGAGTACTTCATTTTTCCCAGGATCTCATTGGGTGCAAATGCCAATTTTTGAATTATATTATTATTTCCATGATTTCTTCGCAAATATCAGTGAATCCTCTTATAACGTAGCTACGGCTACATATACTAACGAGTCCGACGAAACTGATCGTTTCGTATACGAAGATGTCCCCCTTATTGAGGAGCCTGTGGAACATAGGTATTTTTATACTCAAGAATTTGACACATTAAAAACAGAAATTCCGAGTAGATTAGATGCGCCATTAATTCCTCTACCCCATAATGCAATTGATTATTATAAGACAGGAGATATACCTATACTAGAATACTATCATCCTAATCATAAGAAGGCTATGATCACACTTAAGACAGCTTATGAAAATCTCCCTAGAGTACAGAAGAGAGAAAGCCCTAATATTACAACAGATATTAATGACTTAAAATATTTCTACAATTTAAAGTACAGTAGAAGAGGTAAATACCTTCACAATTCTTGCTACACTGCTGCAAGACAAATGTCACAATATGATTTATCACTCATGATGGACGACGTGACTCCAGTCTGTAATGCTTCCATTTATGAAGATGAATCAGTGGGATTCTTATTACTAATCCAGAGAATGCGATCTATGATGTTAATGGCGAAATCAGTAGGTTCGCATAGTGAATATGAAGCGGAGCTTGAATTAACCGAGAATAAAATATACATCATGAAATGCAATAATCCGATTTATTCATATAGAATAATGTTATACGGGGAACATTTCTGCATTGAACACTCTGGCACGAAACATGTCTTCTTCGGTCCTTCCACATATCTTGATTATCTTTACACTATTTCCGATGTGTCTAACAATGTGAACATTATCAAATCGACAGTCGAATACCCGAAATTTAAGATTATTCTAGAATTAATGATGAAAGCAAGTATTGATTTGAGGCCTCATAATGAAGTTGTAACCTTCTTTAAGAATTATGAAGCTTTTTGTCTATACCTCGCGGATTTAAAGGCTGGCGATATTGCGAATTGGGATCCTGTGATAGACACAATACGAAACATGGTCACATCATCAAATAATTGCTCTAACCATAAAATCACACTCCATGAGGCAGTGAATGTCTTAATTCATCCTTATAATAAGTATAAATTTGATTCCCTTTACCATCAGACTTATCAAGCAATCCGAGAGATGACTCCTCTAGAACTCTTAGAAGCATCATCTTTGCATAAATTTATATTCTTTGCTGAAGTCGATGTGCTGAAAGGCCTGAATAAATTTGTAAAGAGAACTCATAGTAAAGTCCCTGTAGAAAGAGATAATCTTATAATGTTAATCGGTCTGACGAAGAAAGAATTTACAATTAATTATCATAAGAAGAATCATAGTTCCCCAAATATGTCTGGTCCAGGTAATAAACCTGAAATCATCACCAATCTGTTACATTCTGGTAATTATTCTGATCTCAATGAATATCCACTCACCTGGTGGTATGATGTCAAATACGAAAAGACATTAAATATGTTAGATGGGGGCCATCCCGTAGAATATGCTAAAGACAAGGGTGCGATTACTGAAATGAATAATTTTGGACCTATGAATAATAAGCGTGAACTCATCCAAGTGATGACAGAAGAGAATTATTCAGCTCCTGATTTCCTAAATAAAATCAGAGAAGATGAACAACCGAAGAGCTTTATTAAGACAAACATACAGGCTACTTCTTCTAATATTCCCTTCCCAGTGAGGCTTTGCGAAAAAGAAAAAGAACAGAAAGTAGAGGCTCGTTTGTTCGGTGTCGGTACAGCAAAATTTAAACATAAGATGAGTGAATATATGTATAAGGCAAAACATATTCTTTCATTTTTTGATGATAGTTACATGACGATGAGTGATAAACTACGGAAAAGTGATCTTCATGGAATGGCACAATTATTAAATGAACCAGATACGCTAGCAATAATGATAGATATAACTGGTCATAATCAATCAATGCAACCTGATAACACTTATGAATTATTAGAATTCATGGGCAATTTATATGGTGAAGAAGGATGGGGAAAGTTATCTAAATTATTCAATAATTTAGTTGTCTATCATTATAATCATTATATGGATGAAGTGCATATAAGTAAAGGCCAGCACGGTGGTATTGAGGGATGGATGAACCCCGTTTGGACATTAGTTACTTTGCAACAGGTGAAGCTATTGAGATACACGACCCCTCTGAGCATTATAAAGATTGCAGGCTATTCAGATGATGTCTCTTTTGTGATTAGGACTCTAGATCATACACCCCGAAATATCAAAGTTATATTAGATATAGTAAGTAAAGAAATGTTTCGTTTAGGATTTGTCGTCAAACCTCAACAATCAGCCGTAAGTAAGAAGAGGATAACTATGCTGAGACAACATTATGTTAATGGTCAAAGGGCGGATTCAACACTAAAAAGATTACTAGCTGTTTCTAGCGCAAACAGCGGAAGAGTTACTTCAGAGGAAATAGAAATTAATGCTATATCCTCATCCATAACTTCAGCTCTTGAGGGCTCTTACCACATTAAAACATGTGTCATGTTAAAATGGTATAAAGCTTGCTTAGTCTCCTTCAGAACATTGTCTATGCTATTCGAAGATAGAAGGATCAATAGTATGTTATCTGTAAAAATTCTCCCGCCAAAGATATCTTCAGTATTGTATAATATTGATGGTCAGAATATAAACGTCAGCCAAGACTCTAAAGATGCAGTTGTTCGAGGACTCAACATAGAAATAAGTAGACTTAACAAGATCCCAAATAATCTTGGAGAAAAGAAATTCTTTGAATCGTGGATAACCGGACTAATGGGAACAACACTAGAACAAATAAAATCTTTGAATATCACGGATACCATGTTGTATTTAGCAGCGTATGAGGTTTTCGTTAGAGATTTCTGGTTTTCTATCCTTGCATTACCACAAATCCTTGGAGGATTAGGAGTTGAGTTGTTGATTAACCAAATGATCTCCGGACATTCCGATGCTGTGTATAAATCAATTTATTATGTGCATAGAATAATAGGATTAAGATTTGAGGATAAGGAATTCTTTTATAGGTTATTGAGTAATTCTTTAAACCACCACGTACTATCTCCTAAAGAGGAAGCAGATTTACATAGAGAAGCGGGAGACCTTGAAGATGTTGATTATAATCAGACTCAAGATGAAAAAGAGGCATCGAGAAAGATTACAGAAAAGAGGTCTATAAATAATAAGTGGCTACTAAATTCCAAGATTAGATCTGCCAATTCCGTATTGCAGTCTGCTCTTATGGCTAGGATGAAGACGCTCACCGTGAATAAGAGGATGCTAGATATGATGAAAGTCTATGACATAAAAGATGATTTAGCTATAAATTTAGTAGAAATATTTAGAAAGAACTTCAGTCACCGTGTTGTGCAATTCTATTATGAAAATAGTTTATTATCTATGGCGCAATACTTGTTACGAAAACTTGAGACTAGTACGAGCTTATTAAATGGCTACAAAAACAAGGAAAAATTGAAACAGTCCCTATCCATTAGATCAAGGAATAACTTACTAGAAATGTTATCTACTACAGGAGTTAATTTCGGTATTATAAGGGGAGAAACAGATATACTCAGTTACCTAATCTCACGTAGGAAGAATATATTGCCCACAATCAATTTCATCGATATAGAAGAACCGTTGTATGACCACTCTCTTGTTCGCACTGAGAATGCTGTGTCGTTAGTGTCTGTATATCACTCCACAAGTAAAGAATATCGTAATGGAGTTTATGGTTATAAAGCAGGTTTCTTTACATCTGAGACACTATATAAAGGAGAGATTGCTGAAGAAGATACACTACTTCAAGCACGAGAAGAGTTCCTAATAGCAAAAATAGTTTCAGTTACAAAATGGTCGATCTTGAGATCTTATGAAAATATGACTCCTGAAGATAATACACAAATATATGATTTCCATGCGGCCGCGGACCTAGTACTAAGTACTCTTTGTCAATTGAATTATCAAGATCTTGAGATATACACTCCATTGAACATAGGAGGTGAGATCCTACACCGAATTCCTAATCAAAAATTTAGTACGAAAGTTGCAACTCGATGCTTGCCAAATAGTGTGCAAGCTATAAAAGTAACTTTATCTCAAACTGTCATTACTAATTTGGACTTAGAAGATAGTAATATAAACTTTGAGTATATGAGGCTTCGATTAGCGACCAAATACGCCATGAGGTATCATTACCAAAATATCTTACCTATCTATGAAGGGTTTAATATGATAACACTAGAAAATGTGCACCTAGTAAAAGACTTTAAGCCTCAACCAGTAGCAAATAAAATATACACAATACCAATCAGGTTACCTAAGAGCACTCAGCGAGAAGTAAATTTCAATAAAGTCTCAATTGCATCGTCTGCTTATCTATATTCTGATGACATCCTTCAAACTGTTCTTAATCCTAATGGCATCGACTCAGAGTCAGTAATAAGCCAAATAAAGAATAGGAACGAGAGGATAATCTTCAATTATTATTTATCACTCCGAAAAGAAATGCTAATTATTGATTTTGGATTGTGTGGAATGAATCAGTTTAAGCCACTATTTAACAAACTTAGATTGGTGAGTGCTAACTTCACAGGATTAACTGATAGAGAAATCTATACTCAGTGTATACAAATCATTTCTAAAGAGCTCCATGACCGCCAGTTTTCTACTTATAAACAGGATATAAAATCCAAATTCTATACAAGAACTAGGTATCTTAGAGAGACATCATGTGAGCTAAGTGAAGAGTACCTAGCATTAGTCGGTTACATAAAAACAAATAAAAAGATAGTATCTGAACTCGTAGATAGGAATGAGGGGAATAGACGAATCGAAGAATTATCAGCACATTTTATAAATCTTTCTCATGATGTCTTTCTGGACTTATCTCTCGGTTACTGTTTGGTAATCAAAGACAGATTAGGGGAATATAGAATAGACGCATATGCCACATATGCTAACATGTTATCTGTTGTACAAGACGGTCAATACAATCTTAATATACCCGAGGTATTGCGGTATACGATCTTTTATATAGGAACTGCAAGACTCTCTGAAATATTGGTCAACAATAAAGAAAATTTTATACATATACTTGAACTTATAGATTATAACTGTCATCAATCTCCTACGTTCAAAGAGGATATAAAAGTAAAATACAAAGCTTCATACATAGCTGAATCAGAGATCGAGATTCCTATAGAAATAAGAGAAGTAATGTATCGTAGCTTCGAAATATCTCCGTCACACTTTAATCAATGGTCACTAATGAGCAAGACATTAAAAGCTATGAGGAAAATATCAGAGCTTTATACAAATCAGGTTGCATTTTATTCTCCCACTGGTTCTGACTCATTAGTCGGTCAATATGGTTTCTTTAAGGCACTCTTGGATTATTCTGAGATAAAGAAAGAGACGCCTATTTATAATATGGCAGCTGGTAGGGGTGATGGCAGATTAGCAGCACGATATAACGGACTGACAAGTTACGACTACTCTAAACCTACTATGTTTTCTAAGATAATGGTCGTCGAGGGGGTGAACACCGATTTAGAATTTGATCTGACAAAATTTGAAACTTTACCTGAATTTTCTCAATCATCTCTTATACATATAGACCTGTCTCATATAAAAGGAAAAATGGAAGGCCTACAAGACACGATAATGAACCTTGTATCCTTAGGACACATGGTCTCATTGAGAGCCAACTCTTTGGATGAATTTACGGAAGTGTTTGGGAAATTTATACAAGATAATAACTGCAAAATACAATTTTGGCATGCAACGAGCAAAGATATGTTGCCTTATCAATGTTATATAACATTCAAAATACACGATACACCAGTAAAATATGTTACATCAAAAATAGAAGACTTATCTGAATATAAATTAATGATGACTACATGGCTGAATAGTATAAATTATGATAAACTATATTCTCAGAATGATTTGGATTTGAAAAATAGTATCACGGTCCTATTGCCTGATGAATTTGATTTAGACGAATTACTGACAGCAATCAACGATTTAAATGATGCAGATATTGTTACTAAATCTATCAAACAGCTAATAAGACTTGGAATAATAGATGATTTGTGCATGATAGACTCTACAACTGCTGAGTTTGTGACTTCCAACATGGATGATACCTTCTTTGATCTTCTGCCAGCTAATCATATCAATGGGTATGGAAATTTCAAGGATGAAGAAATTGGGAGGAAGAAGCAAAAAGGCTTCCCACATTGGAAACGTGCGATCGAAAAGAGTAACTCTGGAGAACGAGAATGTTGGGTGTTCAATATATCTCAACAGCCTATTTCTGTTATTAGAGGTTTATCACATTCTTATCCCATAGCAAGGTATAGGTCCTTTTTCAAAAATATTGCTGATTTATATGATTCAGGTTTAGATTTGAGATCAGTAAATTATGAAGAATATGTGACTATCTTGTCAGAACATGCCTCAAAAGTAGAAAGCGGATTAGGCGATATTTCAACAGATTTAAGAGAAGTAATGAGTTTTGTTATAGTTTCAGCGATGAAATATGGCTTCAAATGGGGAATAAATATGTTATTGCCTACAAAAAAGGATAGCCGTAATGTGAAATTATCTGCAAATAGGAAAGTATCTATGTTTAAGAAGATGGCGCCTATTTATCATAAATTAAGAATGATGATTGTAGAAACTCCTAATGTATTGGCCAAATTGGAAAAACTTGAAAATAGTAAGATTTCAGAGGTTCATAAACGGAGGACCAACGTCTCCAGTGCTGACAATGAGGAGTATACAGCAGAGGATATTGAGAAATTTAAAAATCTGTTTTCAAGTACAGCAGAACAGTTCAGTGAAAAGATTATTGATGGAAATGTAGATATCATGCCCACTATGGAAAACGTATTAGAAGAATCCCTTGAAGATCGACTCGGTCCTAAATTCTCAGATGGGGAAGGTGCAATGATGGACGACACAACCGAACTAAACGTACAAGCTGTCTTTAGAGAAGGAACCGTCACCACGCTATTTGATAACATAGGTGCATCAAGTGGAGCCATAGATTCAATTTTACAGCAGGTAACACAGTTTGATATTGGTGGCGAATATGGAGAAGGCGAATGGGGCATTGATGACGGATACGAATATGATCCTGACGTGGATAATGAACAAGAACAGACGGGTGAAGAGTGGTGGTAAATGAATATAAATCAATGGCCAAGATGAGGAACATCAGTAACAAGATAAGGATCACAAGTATCTAATTTAGACACTCCTAAAGAAGATATGATCCTATCTTGTCTACCACTGATGACACGTGTTTGTTTATATCGCGACGCACCTTACATTTC